GTCGTCCGGCGATGCGCCGGCCGGCGACCGCTTCTCCTACGCCTGCCTGACGGGCGACCGCGACCAGAACCGGAACTCGTGGTTCGGCATCGTGCGGCCGATGATCGATCCGCAGCGTTTCGCCAACAAGTGGCTGAGCCAGACCCTGGACATGCTGAACCGCCAGTCGAAGGGTGGTTGGCTCATGGAAGAGACGGCAGTCGAGGATCAGGCCGCTTTCGAGCGATCAATCGCGAAGCCGGGCGGCGTCACCTTCGTCGCCGATGGCGCGCTCACCGGCGGCCGCATGAAGGAGAAGGCCCTGCCGGTGATGCCGAATGGGCACTGGCAGTTGATGGAGTTCGCCATCGGCTCGATCCGCGACTCGTCCGGCGTGAACCTCGAACTGCTCGGGGCCAAGCAGCAGGAGCAGGCCGGCGTCCTGGAGTACCAGCGCAAGCAGGCCGCGATGACGATCCTGGCGAGCCTGTTCGACAGCCTGCGCCGGGCCCGCAAACACATCGGCCGGGTCCGGCTCTACTTCATCCAGACCTACCTGTCGGACGGGCGCCTGATCCGGATCACCGGCGACAAGGGCGCGCGCGTGGTGCCGCTGGTGCGCGACCAGACCGCGGGCGATTACGACGTGGTGATCGACGAGGCGCCGTCCTCGCCGAACCAGCAGCAGGTCGTCTGGCAGACCTTCACGTCGGTGCTGCCGATCATCAAGGACATGATCACCCCGCAGGTGCTGCTGGAGATCCTGCCCTACTCGCCGTTCCCGGACTCGTTCGTCGCCAAGATGCGCGACCTGCTGGCCCAGCCCGCGCAGCCGAGCCCCCAGCAGCAGGAGCAGCAGGCGATGGCCCGTGAGCAGGTGCTCGCCAAGATCCAGGACATGACGGCGGGCGCCAACCTCAAGCAGGCCAAGGCCGAGCGCGAGCGCGTCGGCGCCGAGCAGGATCAACTCTCGGGCTTCGCGCAGATCGCGGCGATGGCCGCGCCCCCGCAGCAGCCGGCCTTCGTCAGCGTCTGACCCTTTCCGACCGGCCGGCGCGCAGCCCGGCCTCCGTCTCCTTCACGTCACGAGGACAGCATGACCGATACCGATCTCGCCACCGGCGGGGGCGATGACGCCTTCACGGCCGAAGAGCAGGCCGCCTTCGACGCGTACGAGCGCGGCGAGGATGGCCCTGGCGCGACCGCTGGTGGCGCCGAGACGGGCGCTGCGGCTCCTGGCGCTCCGGAGGCCGCTCCTGCCGCTACCGCGCCTGCCGGCGAGCCTGCTGCGGCGCCGGGCGAGGTGGTCGATCCCGATGCCGACGATGCCGACGACCCGGAAGCCAATAAGGGCCGGTTCGTGCGCCACGGCGCGTTCCACAAGGAGCGCGAGCGCCGCAAGGCCGTCGAGCGACAGTTCCAGGATCTGCAGGAGCGCTTCGCCCGCGGCGACGAGCGCTTGCGCCTGCTGAGCGAGGCGATGCAGCGTCCGGCCCCGGCGGCGGCCCAGCCCGCGCAGGTGGCCGAGCCCGAGAAGGTGCCGGACCCGAACGAGGACATCTTCGGGTACGTGAAGCACCTGGAGGCGCAGCTCGCCAAGGTCGCCAGCGGCCACGAGCAGATGACGCAGGCCCAGAAACAGCAGGCCGAGGAGGCCCAGGCCGAGCGCGAGCACCAAGCCGTCGTCTCGTCCTACCAGCAGGACGTCGCCCGCTTCGCACAGGCCGAGCCCGCGTTCGCCGAGGGCTACCAGTTCCTGATCCAGGGCCGGATCGCCGAACTGAAGCACTTCGGCGCCACCGATGCCGAGGCCGTCCAGGCGGTCCAGGCCGACGAGCTCGCCCTGATCCAGGCCGCCCGCGCCAAGGGCGTGTCGCCGGCCGAGCACGTCTACGCGATGGCGAAGCTGCGCGGGTTCGCACCGAAGCCCGCTTCACCGGCTGCGCCTGCCGCCCCGGCCGAGACCCCGGGCGAGCGCGCCGCGCGCACCGCCGCCGGTCAGGCGGGCCCCGGCCTCTCGCTCTCCGGCGCCGGCGGATCGCCTGCGGGCGAGGTCACCATGGAGATGCTCGCCAGCATGTCCGAGGCCGACTTCGAGGCCTACGCGGCCAAGAACCCGTCCCGTGTACGCGCCCTGATGGGAGGCTGATCCGATGAATCTCGGTCATCGCGGGCGCGTCGGCGCCCTTCTCGCGGCGGTCCTGCTGCCGCTGCTGCTCGCCCCCGATCTCGCCTCGGCACGCCCGCCGATGGAGACCAACCAGATCGTCGACGGCAACGGCGTCCCCATGGGGACGGCCGAGAACCCCCTGAACGTCGTCGGAGGAGGCAGTGGCGGAACTGTCACCGCGAACCAGGGCACGGCCGGCTCAGCTCCCTGGCCGGTGACCTGGGGCAGCGGCCTCACGGTCGGGGTATCGTCGTCCGTCCTGCCGACCGGTGCCGCGACGGCGGCCAAGCAACCGGCGTTCGGCGCCGCGGGCAGCCCGGCGTCCGACGTCGTGTCGATCCAGGGCGTCTTGGGCGGCACTCCGCAGAACGTCGCCGTCCAGGACGCGTTGATCCCGGTCGGCTCACCGTTCTCGGGCTCGGCGGTGGGCACGCTCTATACGCTCGACACGACGGGCTACCAGTCGATCGCGAACGCGCTAACCGGCACATTCTCGGCGTCGGTGACCTACGAGTCATCGAACGACGGAACGAATTGGGCGATCCAGGTCGGCAACATCATCGGCAGCGCTGGCGCGTCGTCGCCCGCTGGCATCGACAGCACGGCAGTGACCCGCGTTTTCCCGGTCACCGGACGCTTTTTCCGCGCCCGCATCTCGGCCTACACGTCCGGCGCCGTCACCGCGACGCCGGTCCTGCGCTCAGCCCCGAACCCGACGCAGGGCGTGTTCGTCGGCGGCGGCGCGATCGGACTGAACGCCGGCACCAACACGGTCGGCGGTACGTTCGGCGCGACCTCGGCCGCGACCGGCGGCGTCGCCACCATCGCCCGCCTGCCGTCCTCGGCGAACTCCGCCAACCTGACGCAGGTCAAGTCGGGCATCGGGCGCCTCTACAAGGTCGTGGCCTGCAACACGACCACGACCCACGCCAGGATCAAGTTCTACAACGCGCTGTCGGCCAACGTGACGGTGGGCACGACGGCACCGTTCCTGACGCGGCCCCTGCCGGCTGCGCCCGCTGCCGGCGGCCTGAACTGCTCCACCTTCGACATGGCCGACATCGGCTGGTCATTCTCGACCGGGATCAGCTTCGCCCTCGTCACGGGCGCGGCGGACAACGACGCCACGGCGGTCGCGGCCGGCGCGATCACGGACGTCTCCGTCGAGGTCCAGTGATGCTGCGGCCCGTTCTGTTGGCCGCAGCCCTCTCCGTCGCGCTGAGCGGCGCGGTCAACGCAGACAGCTTCTCGTCCGGCGGGCCGATGCCGCCTGCGATGGACGTCGACACGGCCGCCGTGCTTGCGGGCAAGGCGTGGTCCACCGGCACGGGGCCGATCTCGATTCCGGCGAACCAGCAGCTCGACGTGACGCTCACCAACCCGTCGGGCTCGGGCTGCACTGCGCTCCTCACACTGCGTCGGTTCAGCAATGCGAGCGGGTCGGACCTGAGTTTCACAACCTACAGCAACCCCGCTCCGATCACCGCGGTAACGAGGACGCCGGGCAACAGGATGCTCGGGGCGCCGGCCAACACCGGCATGACGCTCGGCTTCGCCACGCGCGTGAACGGCAGTATGGGCGGCACCGCTGGAGTCTCCTCGCCGATCGTGGCGAAGGAGGAGCAGAACATCACCGTGCCGATGGCCGTCCCGCCCGGCGGCACGCTCGGCGTCTCGATCATGGGCCTCTCCGGCCTGCTGTCGTCCGCCGTGACGGTCGCGGTGTCGTTCGCGGGCTTCTGCGCTTGACCCGTCGGGCGACCTGATCCAAAGCACTACCCGTCGCGAGACGTGCGGGCGCCGGCCCCGTCTCTCGGCTCACCGACCTTCTGGCCTGCCCGACACGCATCCGCATCCCGGAGGCGCGCCGTCGCATGCCGCTACGGCCTGATCGCACGCACGCGATCCGCACAGCCGCGTCAGAGCCTCCGCCTGATCCCCGCACGGATCCCGTCCGACCACCGTCCCCAACGGCACATGGGGCCCGGCTTCCGTCCGCGGCGCGACGCACGCCCGCACGCACCCTCCCCACGGAATCCCAAGCCCCAGAGGCTCCCCCATGTTCACCAATTTCGGTCTGAACGACCCGCTGGCCATGAAGGCGTGGTCGAAGAAGCTGGCCGTCGAGGCCAACAAGTCCATCGACATCGATCCGCTCGTCGGCACGTCCGACGGCTCGATCATCCAGGAGAAGACCGAGCTCAAGAAGGGCAACGGCGATCAGGTCACCTTCGGCCTGCGCATGCAGCTCAAGGGCGACGGCTTCTCCTCGTCCGACGTGGCCGAGGGCAACGGCGAGCAGCTCGGCACCAACTCGGACAAGGTCACCATCGACGAGCTCGGCCACGTCGTCGGCGTGAAGTCCGAGAACACCATCGATCAGCAGCGCGTGCCGTTCGACCTGCGCGAGCAGGCTCGCATGGGCCTCGCCGACTGGTTCCAGACCCGCAAGACGGCCTCGTTCTTCACCCACGTCTGCGGCTTCACCCCCGCGAACCAGCTGCGCGGCGCCAAGAAGTTCACCGCCAACAACCCAGTGACCGCTGCCTCGGCCGGTCGCATCTTCCGCCCGAACAACCGCGCCAACGACGCCGCGCTGGTCCCGGCCGACATCTTCACCCTCGATCTGATCGACAGGGCGGTGGAGCTCGCCAAGACCGGCGGCGCGGCCGGCAAGGTCATGATCCGGCCCATCGTCGTCAGCGGCGAGAAGGTCTACGTCCTGTACCTCGCCACCGAGCAGGTAACCTCGCTGCGCACCAACACCTCGACCGGCCAGTGGATCGACATCCAGAAGGCCGCCATGGCCGGCGCGGAGTCGAGCAAGTCCCCGATCTTCTCGGGTGCGCTCGGCAAGTACAATGGCGTGGTGCTGCGCGAGGCGCAGAACGTCACCGCCGGCGTCTCGGCCGACGGTACCGCCGCCGTGCCGAACACCCGCCGCGCGGTGCTGCTCGGCGCGCAGGCGGCGACCATCGCCTACGGCAAGGCCGGCGGCGAGACCCGCTACCGCTGGAACGAGGAACTGCTCGACCACAAGCGCAACCTCGAAGTGTCGGCCTGGGCGATCTGGGGCCTGAAGAAGACGACCTACAACGGCGACGACTTCGGCACGATCGTGATCCCGACCTACGCCAAGCCGGCCGACGCCGCGTAACGGCCCTCCCCGATCCACGCGCGCGGGGCTCCGGCTCCGCGCGTCCCCGTCCATCCTGATCCCTGAGAGGGCCCGACATGGCCACCAACACCCCCCCGGTGTTCCCGCCCGCGCGCGAACTGCGCGAGCAGGTCTCCCACACCGTCCGCCGCACCGTCACCTTCGCCAACGGCGCCTTCGTGATGCCGGCCTCGCTCCCCGAGGGTGCCCTGATCACCCGCACCGTGATCCTGGTCGCGACCGCGTTCTCGGCCGGCGCCGCGCTTACCATCGGCTCCGCCCCCGGCGGCAACGACATCGTGGCCGCGAGCGATTCCGCCGTCACCACGGCCGGCGTGAAGCGCCCCGATACCGCCACGGCGAAGGGTCCGCTCGCTGCCGATACCCCGCTGTACGGCACCATCACCGGCGGCCCCGCCGCGGGCGTCGCCCACATCCTGTTCGAGTACGCCCCGAACAACGACGGCTGATGTCGGCCCTGCTCTGGCTGCACCTCGCGGCCGGCACCCTGGCGGCGGAGCCCAGCGCCCCGCCGTCGCCTCCCACCGAACCGAAGGCTGGACCGGATGCCGAACGCCCTGGGCCAGCCGACGCTCGGCGACCTGATCGACGAGATCGCGGACGACATCGAGCGGGCCGACCTCGACCCGCAGATCCGCACCGCGGTTGAGCGGGCGATCCGGCACTACCAGCCGGAGCGCTTCTTCTTCAACGAGGCGATCCTGACGTTCCAGACGCTCGCGGGATCGGACGTCTACAGCCGGGGCGATACCGGCGACTTGCCGGACCTGATGGCGATCGACAGCGTGGTGCTGATCGAGGACGGTCGAAGCACCGTCCTGACGCGCATGCCCGAGACCAGCGTCGAGGCCTGGGACGATCAGGCGAGCGCGTCGCGGCCCTGCGCCTACTCGTACTTCGACCGCAGCATCCGGCTCTGGCCGATCCCATCGGACGCCTTGACGGTGCGGATCGCGGCGCATGTCCGCCTGCCGGTCCCGGTCACGCGCGCCGATGCCAACGCCTGGACCGACGAGGCGTCGAGCCTGATCGCGGCCCACGCCAAGCGGCATCTCGCCCGCAACGTCCTGCGGTCTCCCTCGCTCGCTGTCGCGCAGACCCCCGTCGTGGACGAGGAAGAGCGTGCGCTGCGCGGGCGCTCCAATGTGATCGCCTCGTCCGGACAGGTCGCGGCCTACAACCTCTGACCCGGAGTCCGACATGGCCGACCTCGCCAGGATCACGAATTATTCGACGCTGCTCGCGGCGCTTGAAGCCTACCTCGCTCGGGACGACCTGCAGGCCTTCGCACCGATCTTCGTTCAGCAGGCCGAGGGCCGGTTCAACACCGATCTGCGCGTGCCCGAGATGCAGAAGTCCGTTCTGCTGACGGAAATCGGAGAGGGCATCGGCAGCCTGCCTACCGACTTTCTCGATTGGGTCGGACTCCAGTGGACCGCCGAGCCGGACTTCGGGCAGAGGCCGCTCTTCCTGAACTACAAAGAGCCCGACTCTCCCGAGTTCCGGCACCGGCACCGACCCAACGGGGTGCCGCAGTTCTACACTGTGATCGCGGGTCAGGTCCGCATCGTTCCCGTCATTCCGGGCCGGATCGAGATGTACTACTACGCTCGCATCCCGCCGCTCACCGCTACGGCTCCGACCAACTGGCTGATCGAGAGGGCGCCCGAGGTCTACCTGTACGGGTCGCTCTGGGAGGCCATGCTCTTCCAGAAGGACGAAGAGCGCTCCACGCAGTGGGCCACCCTCGTCGGCGCCCGTCTGGCCGCGATTTTCGGCCAGGGCGACACGCAGAAGGTCGGCCAGCGCACAACCCGCGCTGCCAACGAGGCGGCGGAGATGACCGCCGCCAAGGGTATGAACTAAGGCCGTGGCCGTCGTTCCGCTGGCGCCCTTCGCCCCCGACGTCGCCTCGATCGACGCGACGGTTTCGGGGGTGGCGACGAACGTCGTACCGCGCGCCGACGGTTACGGGCCAGTCGCCTCACCCTCCCCGATCTCCGCGGCGCTGCCGGATAACTGCCGTGGCGCAATCCAGGTGAACAGCCCCGGCTTCGGCTTCCCGGTCTACTTCGCAGGCACGGGCACCAAGCTCTACAGGTTCAACCTCGGCACGGCGGCCTGGGACGACGTCACCAAGCCCGGCGCGACCTACTCGGTGCCACCGGGCGACTACTGGTCGTTCGCGATCTACGGCACCCGGCTCGTCGCGGTCTGCCTCGGCACCGTGGCGCAGGTCATCGACATCGACGCCGGCCGATCGTTCCGCGACCTCGGCGGCGGCCCGCCGCGCGCCCGACACTGTGGCGTCGTCGGCGAGTTCCTGGTGCTGGCCGGCCTCGCCAACGACCCGAACGCGGTGCAGTGGTCGGACCTCGGCAACCCCGAGTCCTGGCCGCTCGGCATCCGTGACGGGCACGAGGGCGACATCCAGATCTTCCCCGATGCTGGCGCGGTCACCGGGTTCGCCGGCGGCGAGTTCGGCATCGTGTTCCAAGAGCGCGCGATCCGGCGCATGGTGTTCGTGGCGGGCTCGGCCACCGTGTTCGACTTCTCGGTGTTCGAGGAGAACCGCGGCGCCGTCGCGCCCTGGTCGCTGGCCAAGGTTGGCCCCCGGGTGTTCTTCCTCGACCGCGACGGCTTCTACGTGCTGGCGGGCGGCGCCTCCACGCCGATCGGGGCCGAGCGCGTCAACCGCTTCTTCGCCTCCCGCGTGGATCCGAACGCCCTGTCCTCGGTCGTGGCGATCCGCGACCCGACCGGGCCGCGCGTGCTGTTCGCCTACCGCAGCAGGGCCGCCTCGGCCGCCGACCCGACGCTGCTCGACCAGGTGCTGCTGTTCGACTGGCTGCTCGATCGCTGGTCCTACCTCGACCTGCCGGTGCGGTTCGGTCTGGTGGCGGCGACGCCGGCCGTGTCGATCGACGCCATTCCCGGTTCGCTCGACGATGCGGGGCAGAAGTCCCTCGACGATCCGTCCTACGCGGGCGGCGCGCCGAACCTCGGGTTGATCACGGGTGACAACCGTCTCTCGCTGTTGAACGGCGCGCCCGTCGAGGCCGTGATGGAGACTGCCGAGGCCATGCTGGCGCGGCCGCGGCGTGCCTTCGTCCGGTCGCTGCGCCTCGACTCCGATGCCGACGACTGGCGGGCCTCTGTCGGCGTCCGCGAGGCGGCGGCGCAGTCGGTCCCGGCCCGCTATCTGCCGGAGACCCGGCCCACGGTCGAGCGCCGGGCCCCGTGCCGGGCCTCGGGACGCTACCACCGCGCCCGCATCCGGATCCCGGCCGGGACCGCGTGGTCCTACGCGACGGTGATCGAGCCCGATGCCGCGCCGGAGGGTGATCGATGATCACGCCGGGCAAGGGCGAGCGCGACCTCGCCAAGTTCGCGCAGGCGATCTCCGAACTGGCGCAGGGTGGATCGAACGCGCTCGGCGCCTCGACCGTCACGCTGACGCCCGGCACCACCGAGACCCGCGTCGAGGATTCGCGCTGCTCGACCGGCGCGCTGATCGCGCCCGTCCCCACCAGCGCCTCGGCCGCCGCCGCCACGGTTTGGCTGAAGGAGACCCGGCGCGGCGGCTTCACCTGGGGGCACGACGCCTCGGACGCGACCGACCGCACCTTCCGCTACGAGGTCCGTCGCCCGTGATCCAGCTCCATCCCGTACCTCACGCCGACCTCGATGCAGGATGGGCGATCGCGCAGCCGTGGCTCGCGCAGGCCTGCGCACGCCCCGGCTGCGATCTCGACTTGTCCGACCTGCGCACGCTCGTCGACGCCGAGAGGGCGCTGCTCGTGCTGATCATGGACGGGGACCGCCCCGTCGCGGCCGGAGTCACGCAGACCCGCGAGACAGAGAGTGGGGCGCGCTCCTGCTGCATCCTCGCCGTCGGCGGCACCGGCGCGCGGGCATGGCGCGACACGTTGCGGGAGATCGAGGCCGGTGCGGCGCGCCTCGGCTGCGCCCGTGTCGAGTTCGTAGGCCGCGCCGGCTGGGCCGCGCTGCTGCCCGACTATTCCGTCGATGCGTATTTCGTGAAGCACCTGGGGGTCTGATATGTCCGGCGGCGGAACGAAGACGCAGACCACTACGCAGAACACGAAGACGGACCCCTGGGCCCCGGCACAGCCCGCGCTCCAGCAGATCCTCTCCGGCGCGGGCGCGGCCTACTCCGCCAACCCGACGGCGAAGGTCTACCAGGGCGACCGCACCGCCGGCCTCGGCTCGGACACGCTTGTGGGCCTCAACGCGATGAAGGACGGCGCCGCCTCCGGTGCCGGCACCGCCTCCGCCGGCAACGGCTTCGTCGGCGGCCTCCTCGGCAACGGGGGCGCCACCGCGGGAACGTCCGCCGCCACGGCCGGGCTTGCCCGCATCAACCCAAGTGTCGCCACCTCCGGCGTCTCCTCGGCGGTGTCCCGCCTGACCGACCCGGGCAACGTCGCGACGGCCACCGGGCGCCGGCTCGCCGACGGCAGCTACGATGTCGATACCGCGCCGCTGGCCGGCCTCGCCTCGGGCATGCTCGGTGGCACGAGCCAGACCGAGCGGAGCCTGCAGGACGTTGCCGACGGCAAGTTCCTCGGCGGCGCCAACCCTTACCTCGACGACATCATCTCGCGCTCGGCGAACGAGGCAGCCTCGACGGTCGGGCAGAAGTTCGCCGCGTCGGGCCGTTACGGCTCAGGCCGGTTCTCGGGCGCCGTGGCGGACGCCGTCTCCGGCATCGGGACGAAGCTGCGCTACGACGACTATGAGGCCGAGCGCGGGCGTCAGGCCAACGCCGCCACCGCGATCGACGCGGCGGGCAACGCGCGGGCCGGGCTCGCCTCCAGCCTGCTCTCGACCGCCTCTGGCATCCGTGGCCAGAACGCCAGCGTCGCGGCGACGGGCGCGAATCTCGCGCAGGGCGCGCTCACCTCCGGGCTCGCGGGCGAACAGGTCCTCGCCTCGCTGAAGGGCGACAACGCCAACCGCGAGATCTCGCAGGCCTCCGCGCTCCTGTCCGGCGCGCAGTCCGACCGCGCGGCGGGGCTCGGCGGCATCGCCGCGCTGCCCACCGTCCAGTCCGCGCTCGTCCAGCCCGGCCAGATCGGCGCGCAGGTCGGCGCGATCCAGGACGCGGCCCGCCAGGACGACATCACGGCCGACATGGGGCGGTTCGACGAGGAGAACAACGCGGCCTGGGCGCAGCTTGGCAAATATGCGGGCTTGGCCTTCCCGGCGGCAGGCATGGGCGGCACCTCGTCGGGGACGACCATCCAGAAGATTCCGCAGCCCGGCCTGCTGCAAACGCTGCTCGGCACCGGCCTCGCGGGCGCCAGTATCGCCTCGAGGTTCATCCCCGGCGCCAACGTCGTGCCGAGCGGAAGCCTGTTCGGCGGGGGTGGATGGGGAGGCGGCTGATGGCATCGCTAGGCATTTTGCCCTGACCGCTCGTACCTAAGGATCCCCCCATGTCCGCAGGCCTCGCCGCCATCGATCCCGCCGATCTGCTGCGGCTGTTCGGCAAAGCGCCGCTCGGCGCGCCGCAAGGCTTCTCGGGAACCTCCGGGACGATCGTCTCGCCGGAGGAGCCCGCGCCGGAACCTGTGCGCGCCGCTCCGGGACGGAGCGAGCCGGAGCTGGCCGGGCTCGCGTCCGGCATCGCGCCGTTGCCGCCGACCCGTCCCGATGACGCCGCGTTGTCGGCCGCGGCGGCACCTGCCGGGGCCGATCGTTCCACACCGGTCGTCCCGCAGGCGGATCGCCCCGCGCCGGGAGCGGTTCCGGTCATGGGGCAAGCGCCGTCGGCGGGGCTCGCGGCGCCCGCTCTGGCCGCTGGCGCCCTGGGCGCTTCCCCAGCGGCCGGGTCCGGGGCAGCTGCCCCAGCGGCGCCCGCGAGCGCGGCGGAGCCCTCATTCGGCGATCGCTTTCTGTCCGGCGCCCGCGAGTTCCGGGCGAGTGGCGGGTTCGACTACCTCGGGAACATCGGAGCGGGATTGCTCGCCTCGCCGACCTGGGCCGGCGGCCTCGCGGCAGGTACGCAGCTCGCCCAGAAGGGGGAGGTGCAGCGCGCGGCAACCGATCTCGCGCGGGCCGAGTACGGCCTGAAGGCCAACAAGCTCCGGCAGGAGACGGCGCGAGAGAACCAGACCGCGAAGGTGATCGCCACCAAGCTCGGCATCCCTCTGGAGCAGGCCGCGGCCTTCGCCGGCAACACAGACTTCGTGAACAGCTTCCTGCGCAACAGCTACGGCATGCCGGAGGGCTACACCCGCAACGCCGACGGCTCGCTCTCGCCCATCTCGGGCGGAGAAAAGGATCCGGCCACGATCCGGGGCCGAGCCCAGGCGGCGGCCGAAGGTGCGGCGGCGGGCGCGAAGGATGACGTGCAGCTTGTCACGCAGCCCAATGGATCGATCGTCGCCGTGAACAAGAGCCGTCTCGGTGAAGCCGGAGCCGCGCCAGCCGCCACGACCGTCATGCCGGGCACCAGCAAGCTCGCCCATGAGGTCGAGGAGCGTCGGCAGGCGGTGATCACGCAGGGGCACGACCCGAAGGACCCCCGCTACGCCGACTTCATCGTGTCCGGCTCGCTGCCGAAAGAGAACCAGCAGCAGCTCACGGCGGCGGACAAGCAGGCGATCCGTGAGGGCGAGGACAGCATTCTCTCGCACCGGAATGCGGTGGGGCAGCTACGCCGCGCGCTCGATCTCAGCCCGAAGGCCTATGAGGGCGTCACGGCTGGCCCTCGCGCCACCATCATGACGAACCTGCCCGCGATGCTTGGCGGCGGCAGCGAGGCCGCCATGGCCACCCGTGAGTTCGACAACCTGATGTCGACTCAGATGCTCGACAGCCTAAAGGCGATCTTCGGCGGCAATCCCACCGAGGGCGAGCGGGCCGCGCTGAAGGATATTCAGGGCATCTCCTCGATGCCGCAGGAGCTGCGCGAGAAGGTGATCCGCAACACCATCGCGAAGGTCGAGAGCCGTCTCGGCTTTGAGGAACAACGAGTCGGCGATCTCAGGGGCGGGACCTACTACAAGCCCCGCACCGGAGACGCCACGCAGCCCCAGTCCCGCGCGGGCGCCGAGCCCGCCCCGACGGACCCGATGACCGCGGCCCGCGCCGCTATCTCGCAGGGCGCCGATCCCGCCAAGGTGAAGACGCGCCTGCTCAAGATGGGCATCGATCCGAAGGGGCTCTGACGTGGCCGAAGTCGATTTCTCCGATCTGATCCCGGCCGGGCGCCGCGCGACGCTGGCGTTGGACTTCAGCGACCTGATCCCGGCCAAGCCCGCAGCGCCCGTCGATCCAATCCGTGTCCAGGTACGGAAAGAACTCGACGCCGAGAAGGCGGCCGGCCTGCCGCAGGACGGCCTCGGACGCCAGTTCCTGCACGGGGCCAGCTTCGGCGCCGACGACGAGATCATGGCCGCAGCCATGACCATCCCGAACATGATCAAGCGCGGTACTTTCGATCCGCGCGAGGGATACGCCTACGCGAAGGCGAAGGAGGACATGCGCCTCGAGGATGCCCGCAGCGCGGGCGGCGTCCCCGGCGTCCTGGGCGAGGTCGCGGGCGGCATGGTCACGGGCGGCGCCCTGGCGAAGGCTGGCTTGACGGCGATCCCCGCGATGACGGCGCGCCTCGGCGGTGTCGCGGGCACGGCGGCCGGCGGCGCGATCGACGGGACCGTGCTCGGGGCTGCGAGCGGATTCGCGGATGGTGAGGAGGGGCATCGGTTGGAGGAGGCCAAGCGCGGCGCACTCTATGGTGGTGCTGCTGGCGCTGGATTTCCCCTCGCCCTCGCCGCCGCCAAGCCCGTCGCCGCCCCGGTCGTTTCCAATGTCATGGCCCGCGTGAACCCCGAGGGCTACGCCGAGCGCCAGGTCGCGCGCGCCGCCACCCGCTCGGGCCAGACCCCGGAGGAGATCGCGGATCGCGTCGGACAGGCCGCGGTCGAGGGCCAGGGCGAGTACCGCCTGCTCGACGGGCTCGACTATCCCGGCGCCCGCCTCGGCGCCGTCGTGGCGAAGAACCCCGGCGAGGGCCGCACGGAACTGCGCGAGTTCCTGAACCAGCGGCAGGAGGGGCAGAGCTACCGGATCGGCAACGCCCTGTCCGAGGGGCTCGACGCGCCGGTCACCGCCCAGCGCGCGACCGCCGACATGACCGCCGCCCGGAACGCGGCGGCCGACAGCGCCTACGGGCAGGCCCGCGCCGACGCCGACTTCGTGGACACCTCCGGCGCGCTGGCGCGGATCCGCGAGACCCTGAGTCCGCGAGCTCGCGGCATCGTGCAGGTCGGCGAGGAGGTCGGGCACATCGCTCCCGACAGCGTCGAGGCGATCCTGGGCCGCGCCCGCTCGCTGCTGGCCAGCGCCGACACCCGCAAGGTGGGCTTCGAGGCCGTGCAGCGGGTGAAGGGCGACCTCGACGACGCAGTCGGTAAGGCGGTGCGCGCAGGCGAGAACAACAAGGCCCGCCTGCTCGGGCGGGTGACCCGCGAACTCGATGACGCGCTAGAGGCGGCCTCGCCGAGCTACGCCGGCGCACGCAACGCCTACCGCCAAGGCTCGCGCGAGATCGAGGCTGTCGAGACGGGGCGCGCCGCCGCTGGCCGCGGTCGCACCGAAGACAAGATCGACACCTTCGCCGCCCTGTCGCCGGGCGAGCAGGCCGCGTTCCGCACCGGCTACGCCGACCCGCTCATCGCCCGCGTCCAAGGTGCGGCCGAGGGCGCGAACAAGGCCCGGCCCTTCACGTCTCAGGCGATGCAGACCGAGCTACCGGCCTTCGCCGCCGAAGGCCGCGGCGACACGATGATGAGCCAACTCGGACGCGAGAACGAGATGTTCGCCAACCGGGCCGAAGCGCTGGGCAACTCGAAGACGGCCGAGAACCTAGCCGACAACGCCGACACCGGCATCGATCCTGGCGTGTTCGCCAAGCTGATCACGGGCAACTTCGTGGGGGCGACGAAGGACGCCCTGATGCGCGGCGCGGCGGCGCTCAACGGCAACACCGAAGCCGTGCGCGCCCAGATGGCGAAGCTGCTGATGGAGGGCGACCGCGACCGAATCCTGACGATGCTGCTGCGGCTCGGGCAGCAGAGCGGACGGCGCAGCGAGATCGGGGCCGGGTTGCACCGCGGATTGCTGTCCGGCGGCGTGCCGGCCCTCAACGCGGCGACCTTGGAACGAGCCACTCCACCAAAGGTCGGATCAAGTCGCTGAACCACAGCGAAAACAGAAAGCCCGCCACCAGCGTCGCCAGGAACGCGATCCCGCCCGGCGAGAAGAACGGCTCCCCCTCCCGCCCCGGCCCGCGGTAATCCGCACCGTACTCGCCGTCGATCTCGGTCACGCGTTCGCGTCTGACGCGCGGAAGGTTGCTCCCGACGGGCTCGATGTGAGCGCGCCTTGACGGGTAGCGCCGGCGCCACAGCTTCCAGATCACGTAGGCCGGGACCACGATCCAGATAAAGATCAGCATCACGACGATGCCAGCTGTTTCGATGACTTGCTGCACGGGCGACTACCGACAGCGAGCGTACTGCATCGACGCTCTGGCGCCGGTGACAGTTTCGAACAGGATGCCATTGCGCCGAAGCTCGAAATCAATCGTGATCGTCGAGAGCTTGTCGTCCGTCGTTTGAGCAGAGCGGGGGCCGAGCGCCCTAACGAACCGGCCGCTAGTCGTTCCGCTAACGGTTTCCGGGGTGATGCGCACCCACGATCGGTTCGACGGGGCGTTCGCCGGGGATCGCTTCAGCAGATCGCAGGTGATCGGCGACTCAGCCCACAGACCGCGTAGAGCGGGTGGGAAACCACCTTGCTGGGCCGCTGCGGGCATGACAGCGGTGAACAGGGTCCAGGTCAGGAGGATTTCGAGCCAGCGGGGCATCATCGCTCGATTGCGAAGCTCGGCCCGCACTCGGCGGTCATGATGCTCGTGCGTATCACCACCGGCGTGACCTTGCTCGCACTCCAGGCCAGCGTGCCGACGCCGTAGTCGTTCACCTTAAACAAGTACGTCTCGATGAAATTTGCGCCGGCGGCCGATATCAAAAATGCTCTGTCTTGCTGACTTAGCTCCACAAGGTTCACCTTGTAGCCTTCCTTCAGATAGCTCTTCAGACCTGTTGAATCTTTCTGTAAAAGGTCTAACTGGTTCTGATTGTTGATGTAGACGGTGATACGACCTCCAGCAAAACCGTCTTGCTTCCAGCCACCTTGGCCAGGGCCAACGATACCAGCTTCGAAGTAGTAGCTCTGGCCAGTCGACGGGCCACAGCGTGCCAGGATCGTTGCCGCTTCTGCGGGTGCGCCGATGAGCAGCATCGCTACGATGGCGTAGATGCTCTGGCGGCCGAGGCGCATGGCGGGTTGAGCTAGCCGTGCGCCGATTTTTGTTCCTCGGCAGTCCGTTCGTCTAGATCGAGCTTGTTAAGCCGGCTCGCCTCATAAGTGACATAACCGAAGATGGCCCCAGCGATGCCTACGACACTTAGAATGATTTGATACGTGGGCATCCCGATCACTCCTCCGGCCGCATGAAAAATCGTAGCAGCATCAGTCCTAACGCGAACGGAAGGACGCCGCCAAGAGCCAATATGGGGTTGTCGAGACCGAACGGAAGCGGCTCCCCACGGATCTTCGGACCGATGTAAGCGGTAAGAAGGATTGCTACCGCGAGAGAATTGCAAAAGCCGTAGATCAACTTCAGCTGTTCATTGAATCGCTTATTACGGAATTTACGAGAGTTTCGATTGAAGGGGGGCGGTAGAATGGGTGGGGGCGGAGGCGGAGGAGTAGATCTCGGAGCGGTATACGTATTGGTACCAGAGGACGAGCGACGCCCTGTCGAACGGGGAGATCCCAAGTTCGACAAAACTTGCCGCTCCCACCCTGGTCTCTGAAGCTTGTTCCCCACCGACGAGCCTATTAGCTATCCATAACAACGGTGAATATTACAGAAAACGCGTAAGCTTCTTTATTTCCATAGAAAGATATTCCGTAGTTAAGTTGAATTTCTTTTTCTTGTTTGAAACCAATAATAAGCTGATTCATATTTGCACTGCTAGACCCATCATTCCATGCCCGCTTATTTGTAACTGTTAAAGACTCGCTATCATCGGTAACCGCAACGTCTACAACGGTCTCATCGTTATGACTATCGTCAATTAATACTTTGAATGACAATTCGTATCCAATAAATCCTTTCAGTTCTATTATTATCTCCTCGCCATGCACCGCAATAAACGCCCCAGATGCGATAACTTGGCGGCCTCCAACAGACTTGACCACTGCAGGCATCAGTTCGCCCCCTCAGGGTCTTCCCGGTGGCGGAGCAACCCTTGGCCGGTGAGCCAGTCTGCCAGGATGTAGCGGATGGCCTCGGTGCGCGTCGGAGGATCGTCCTGGCCGCGCCGCCACTCGTCGATCGCGGCGACCTGATCGGTGGTCAGGCGCATAGGCATTGGATCAGCGAACGAGCTGCCCGCCGGCCGGCCTTTCTTTTTTCGTTCTACAGCAATTGACGCCATATGCATTCTACTCGTATAACGAAAAAGCGGGCCAAGGGGAAGCGGTAACTTCCTCCGAGGCCCTGGCCACAGATCGCTGAGATGGAGCGAGCGATGACCTGCGCTACGAGTAGCACGAAAACCAAGTTATTTGCGCGCCGTTTGCACGCAAACGCCGAAAGCGAAATTCGTCACACGAATTCAAGCTCACCGCGGTTCGGCGCGGGCGGCCCCGTTACTCAGGCCATCGCGGCCATTCGCAACGCCGCGCCGGCTCCGACCCGCCGCGCCATGCTCACCGGGGCCGTCGCGCTGCCCCTCGCCCTGCCGGTCGCGGCTCTGGCGGCGACCGTCGCCCCATCCCCAGACGCCGAACTGATCCGCCTCGGCGCCGAACTCGACGCAGCGTGGGCCGCCGAAGCCCCGTTCGCCGAGAGGATGGAAGCGCTCGACACCGTGGAGGCCGACGAGGCATGGGAGGCCGCCCTTGGCCGGACCTCGGACATCGCCGGCAAGATCGCGGAGGCGACTGCCACGACCCTGGCGGGGTTGATGGTGAAGGCCCGCGCCTGTTCCTGGTGCCGGGACGGGGAGCCGTTCACCGATACGACGTTCGACGAGCAGGGCACTACGGACGTGAGCCTCGCGGCCGGCGTCATGCGCGACCTGCTGGCGATGGGAGGGCGGGTCTGATGGCCGCCGCCGCGAAGAAGCTCGACACCCGCGACCTCGTCGCCGAGGCGGCTCGTGCCGCTTTCGATGCCGCCGACGGCGACATCCGCGTTGCCACCGCGAAGATGGAGCAGGCCGTGCGCGGCAACCGTCACCTTCGCGATGCACTGACCGAACCGTTGATCTCGAACGCCTGCTACACCGCGGTGTCAGCCCAGTGCCGGTCCGAGCGGAAGCGGGTCTGGACACCGCCGGCCCGCACCGAACGGTTCACGCCCTCGAAGGTGTCCGGTGCGTTCCGTGTGACGCAGCTCGCCGCCGGGACGCTGCTGATGTTCCCCTTGCCGGGCGGGAAGAAGCTCGGCGAGGCGACGCGAGAAGAGATCAGCGAGGCCGCCTCCTTCTACGAGGCCCAAGCCGGCGACATGGCGACGAAGGCGCGCTGGCTCCGGCTTGTGGCGCAATCAATGCCGACAACCGCCAAGGCCTGCGATGTGCTGAGTGACGATCGCCTGCGCGAGCTGCAGGAGGCTGCTCGTGTCGGCTGAGAATTTCGAGATGCTCGGTGTGTCCGAGCGCGGGAGCGGCCAGTTCTGCTCTGGTCGCCATTCGACGAGTGCCGCCCCCGCACCCATTCCTGAGATCGCCGACCTCCGGGCCGGCGAGGCCGAGGTCGACCATAGTCGCGGCGTCACCCAGAATACGGACGTCGACCTCGCCGCCCCCATCGCCGAAATCCGTGAGCAATGGCGCAGACGACAGGCCTGGCACCGGGCCGAGAAAGCGCTGACGCTCCAGGCGAAGGCCCTCTGCCGCCGACTCGCCGAGGGTGGCGATAAGAAGGAGGCGGATACGATCTACCGTTCTGCCCTCGGCAATGGCACCCACCCCCTCGCGGAGATCGCCCTCGCGGCGATCTTCCCCCTGACGGAGGCTCGGGACGGCATCGCCAAGCACCGAGCGGCAGTCGAGAAGCGATTGATCAAGCTCGTGAAGGCCCTGCCAGTCGCGCCGTGGGTCGAGGGTACGCGCGGCGTCGGCCTGCTCTCGCTCGCAGCGATCGTGGGCGAGGCCGGAGATCTCTCCGCCTATTCGAATCCTGCGAAGCTGTGGAAGCGTCTTGGCCTAGCCGTGATGCCGGACGGTACACGCCAACGCCGAATTGGCGGCGTTGAAGCTCTGGACCACGGGTACTCGCCTGCTCGGCGATCTGTCGTCTGGAACGTGGGGGCCTGCATCGTGAAAGCGGGCGGACCCCTCAAGCAGATTTACGACGCCCGGAAGGTCTACGAGACCGACCGCGTCGAGACGAAGATGCACGCCCACAATCGGGCGCAGCGCTTCGTTGAGAAGAGATTCCTCCGCGACCTCTGGTCGGCCTGGAGGAAAGGCGGGGGCGACCATCGGGACGGTGATCACCAAGAGAACTACGTCGCCCCTGCCACCCCATTCCGAGACGCCGCGTAACGGCGAGGCGGGGACGACCACAGCACGTCGCCAGCGCTCGGAAAGTGGACCGTGGTGTGATAGGCTGGGCCTATCGAAGTCAGAGGGCAGATAAATGCTCGACGCAGATAAACTTGGTCTCTCCCTGGAGGAGAGCAAGCGACTGGCATTTCTTCTGAAGGCGCTGGATTGCTCGGCGGACGTGGGGAACGCCATCAGCGCCGCCGAGCGCATGCGGCAGTACGTCGAGACCGGCAAGGATCCCGATCTTGCCGGCTCAGGGTCCGACGCGGACTAACCTGTTCGGCGTCGCGTCACGGCGTCAATACACTCTGCGTATGTATCCAAAAGCCACTTTCGATCGACTTGCGTAAAACCACTATCCATCTTGAATATAGGGTTGAAGTGCTTCTTCTCGGCAGTTGCGATGAGCAGCATCAGCCGATAAGCAACTTGCTCAGGTGATGAATCTTCGCCTGCGCCGGTCGGTACTTTGTCTACCATAGTGCTTCATCCTTCGGTTGGGTTGCGCCTCCGAGGATGACCTGAGCCGGGTCGCTTCGACAAGCGCCCGGCTCGCCCCTTGACCCGACGGGCAAAACCCGCGATTTGACCACTGTCCCGCGCCGTACGCGCCGGGCTCGAAGGCCGCTCCTCGTTGGGCGGCTTTTTGTATTCTGGAACCCGGCCATGGCTCTTGCGGACCGCATCATCGGCGCCGAGTCGGGCGGTAACGCTACGGCTCGTAACCCGCGATCCTCGGCGACGGGGGCGGGGCAGTTCATCGACGGGACATGGCTCGCGACCATCGCGAAGCACCGGCCCGATCTCGCCGGCCTGCCGCGCGCTGACGTGCTGGCGCTGCGCAACGACCCGACGCTCTCGCGGGAGATGACGCAGGCCTACGCGGACGACAACGGCGCGATCTTGCGCTCGGCCGGGTTCGAGGCGACGCCGGGCAACACCTATCTGGCCCACTTCGCCGGGCCGGGCGGCGCGAAGGCGGTGTTGGGCGCCGATCCGAGCGTGCCCGTGTCGGCGGTACTGCCGGCCTCGTCGATTGCGGCCAACCCGTTCCTGCGCCCGATGAGTGCCGGCGATCTTGTCGGCTGGGCTGCCCGGAAGGTCGGCGGCGACGCTGCGATGACCATGCCGGCAGCTGCCGGTGGCCCCGCCGCCCCAGCCCGTTTCGGCTTCTCCGGGATCGAGGCCGCCCCGGCCGTCGCAACACCCTCGCCCAAGTCCGACGACGGGCCGGACGTCGCGTCAATCTTGAAGACGCTGATGGCGGGCGGTGGCGGAGCGGTCGCGCAGGCCGCGGCAGCGCCTGCGCCGGCGCCCGCCCTCGCCGCACCGCCGCGGCCCGCCGCACCGGCCTTCGACACGAGCGCCTACCTCGCGACGCTGCGGCGGCGCTGATCGACTGATCCTTATCTTGCTGGTCTGCCGACCCGGACGCTGACGCGTTCCCCGGGCCCGGACGGCTGCGCCTCGCCCGGACCCGCCCATGACAGGCCTGATCGACTTCTCGACCGACGCCGCGTCGAACGGCGCCGCTGCACCTCCGATCCTCTGGCAGGAGGGACAGCCCGCGAACACCGTCAACGATTCGGCTCGACAGCTGATGGCCGCGCTGGCGCGCTGGCGCGACGACAACTCCGGCGTTCTGGCGGTCGGTGGGGTAGCGGCCGGCGCGATCACCCTCGGCACAAACCAGATCTTCACGACAGCCCACTTCGCCTCCGCGTTCGAGGTCGCGTTCCGCTCCGGCGAGGCCAACCCCGGACCCTGCACGCTCAACATCGACGGTACGGGCGCGCGCCCGCTGCGGCGCCCGGGTGGCTTCTCGCTTGCACCGTCCGACATCGTGCCGGGCCGAGTCTATCGCGCCCGCTGGACGTTCGATCTGCCGTACTTCGTGCTGATCGGCTCCGACGCGAACGCCCCCGGCACGATCGCCGCGTTCATGACGCAGCAATCCGTACCGCCGGGGTGGGTCGTCGCCGACGGTCACGAGGTGTCCCGCACCGACTACGACGCGCTGCTGTCGCTGGTCGGCGCGGTCTGGGGTAACGGCAACGGCTCGACCACCTTCAACCTCCCCGACCTGCGCGGCCGCACGCTGTTCGGGGACGACGCGATGGGCGTGCGGGGCGCGGCTGGCCGACTGACGGGCGCCGGCGGGCTCGCCGGCACGATCGCCTCGCAGGGCGGCTCCGAGGCCGTCACGCTATCCGCCGAGCAGATGCCGAGCCACAGCCACGGCGGTTCGACCGGGAGCGGCGGCGGGTCCGCCGCGACGACGACAGGCGAGGCCGGCGGGCACGATCACGGCGGCTCGACGGGCAACGCGGGAGGTCACTCGCATACGGCCTCCACCTCCTCGGCAGGGGCCCACTCGCACTCGGGCAACACCAATACGGCTGGGTCGCACACCCACGACCAGGGTTATCAAGTCGGAACTGCGGGTTCGGGGGCCACGAACCGCGTGATGACCGATCTGCAGCCGACTGGCACCGAGAACGGCATCGGCATCAACAAGTCTTCGGGCTCGCACGCCCATTCCTTCGACACGAACACGGCCGGCGCTCACACCCACGATGTCACGGTCGTAAGCGTCGGCGATCACGGCCACAGCATCTCGAACGCGCCGAACCACACCCACAGCGTTCCGAGCGTCGCCGCGCACACCCACTCGCTGACGATCGACGCGGCC